GTCGCTAGCACTTGCTCGAGGCTGGCGCCGTCTTTAATCATTGCTTTTAGTTCAGGTGATAAGGCTTGCAGGCCTCGCATGTTCCCTGCGTACGCTTTAGCCAAAGCGTCGGAAACGCTAGCAAGGTCTTTACCTGTGCCAGCCGAGATGTCTATAGCAAGGTTTAAAAGGTCCTGTGCCTTTGTGACGTCTTTGGTTGCGACAACTAGCGCTTGTAAGGCTGGTCGAGCCTCGCCGTCAGAGATCGCTACGGACTGCCCAAGGCTAGAGATGTATTCTTCTACGCCTTTAATCTGTTTATCGGTTGCTTTGGTGCTGGCTTTAATCTGTCGGGCAAGCGACGCCTGTGCAGCCTGATCTTCAATAGCAGCCTGAACAGCAGAACCAATAACGGCAGTTACAGCGCCTAAAGCGGCAGCGGCAGGGACAGCGGCTTTCTTAATTAAGAACTGTGCTTTCTGACCGGCTGTCTCCAGTTTCTTAAACTCTTTGATGGCCTGCTTAATACCGACATCTTTAAACTCGGTAATCAGGGGAATAGTTATGCCAGCCATGCCTAGAACCTTAGTTTCTTATTTGTTTTCTCGTTCACATAATCAACCAGTTCGGCAAGATTCTTTGTGACTTCATCTTCTTTGCTTTCGGCAGCTGGCCACATAGTTCGGGACGCTCGAGCGAAAAGGTCTAACTGTCGTGACAGCACGTTAGGGTTTTTTCGTCCTGCAATATCAAATACGGCAGGGGCGATCTGACGCTGAGTGACAGTCAAGAACGCTGTCTTGCTAGGGCGTACTTGAACCTTGACGCCTTTTAGAGCAACGCTTTGTGACCAGCCCGGCACGACACGGCCCTTCTTTTTTCCCCAAGGGCGAACCATGCCGGACAGCGGAGCGTTTTTACCGTTGCGACTAGACGCCTGAGTTAGTCGGGCTTGAGCGTCTTTGACTATTGGGTCAACAGCAAATTTGGCTTTAGACCGAAACTCTTTAAAGATTTCAGGCTCAGTCTTTTTAAGCTGTTGCACAGTGTCTCTAATGCCGATCACTTCGGCTTTAAATTGGACGCCCGACATGCCTACTGCTTCCTCTGGTCATTCATTATCTTAAAGACTGTAGCAAGGTCGTTATGCGTAAAAGGTATGTTTGGCGGCCAGTAGCCAGTTTCCACTAGCAGGACTGCTAAGGCGTAGCTGTAGTGGCCTCTACGAAAGGGGTATCAGGGTCGCTATCTACAACTTCAAGTACGATCAGTTTTTTGATAAAGTCATCTAGGACGACAGGCACGACGATACCGTTTTGTTGTAAAGCTTGGTGAGCCATAAAGGCTAAATCTTCCATGCCGATACCGTCAGCGATCTTTGACGCTTTGGTTTTGAATCGGCGTTCCCAAGCCACGATAGTAAACAGGTTTGTAGATACTTCTACGGGTCCGTCGCCCTGATCGACTCTAAGGGTTAGTTGCATGTCGGGTTCCTTTGTTTAGGGTTTGGTTTATGCGACTGCTGTAGTAAGTGTCCCACCTTGAAAACTTAGCGTTATTGAGCTTAATTCTCCAAGGGTGGCGTTTATCAAAGGTAGCGATTCTAAATAAGTATTGGCTAGTTGGAATCGGGGTGCCGTAGCCGAAGGGGTCGCTAGACCTGCTGCAGTAGGCGAGATAGTGATCGTTGTCTGTGTCCCGACAAGGGCCGCCAAAGTTGCATAGGTTTCTGAGGCCGCATAGCTCATAAACAGTTCACATTCAAAGGTGTTATTTGTGGTTCCTGAGACGTAGAACGTGTCTAGGCTGCCAAACGTACTTGCATTTTGAGCGGTAGCTACTGACGTAATTGTTGCGCTAGTGCATTGGTCGCTGACGTTCACAGCGTTAATGGTCATTGCTGGGTTTGAAAGATAAGTGCTGGTTGCCATGGGTTAGTCCTTTGGTTCGTCGCTTGTAGTTTTAGCAGATTTCTTTGCGCTTGTGTCCACCACGAAACCGCCAGCGATCAGGGCTTGAATGTTGACGCCTTCACCTGGCACAAACACTTCGCCCGGTGTACCTAGTCGAGGTGAAACAATCTTGTACATTATGCCGCCTGTGCTTGTAGGGATATGTCTAGATCGTAGCAAGGGAAGTCTTGGCCGCCGATAGATATGAAGCCAGGGCGACCAGCTGTAACAGCCACTTTCTTAGCAAGCATTAAAGCTGTAATACTTAAGATGTTTCGCATGGCGTCTAGGTTGCCCGGTCCGAGCGAGATTACTTTGACAGCAAACGTGATTTTGACTATCGCCGATGACCAGCTATCAAAAGTTGGGGCGTCAAGAAAGACACAAGGCGGGTTTATCTTCTGTGGGTCTGTCGTGACTCGTAGGTTAGTGATCGTCGCCAAGGTGGTAATAAGGTCGTCTATGGCCTCATTAAATAGGTCTGTGTAGACGGTCATGCGACTTGTGGCCTAGGGATTCCTGCAAGCTGTTTAATAATCGGGCTGAGTCCTGTAGTTGGCACGTTGCCCATACCGTCAAAGCTTGCGAACTGGTCTACGGAACCTCTTTGGCGATACAGAGCGCCTGCATACATTGTTGTAGCGAGCGTTACTTGTGTGCCGGGCGAAGTAGTCAGGCTGTCTGTGTACCCTGCCTCTTGCCTGCGAAGGTAAATAAAATTGTTTGCAGCGTTAGCGCATTGAGTATGAAAAGCAGTTTCGTCAGCGCCTGCAAGATCTATACCTAGCCAAGTTGCTACTGCAGGGCCGTTAATCCAAGTGCAGGTTTGCGTATGGGTTAGCGTCCCCTGAGGTATGACAGGAAAACGATTGGTGTCTGTGCCGGCGACATAGTAAAGCACCTGATTAGGTATCGGGTTGCTGGTGTTGTAAAGCAGATCGCCGTCAGTGTCTACGCCAATAAACTCGTATTGGGGCATAGCGTAAACGGTTTTTACGCCGTTAAAAGTTGCCGAGACACTGGCGACGGTAATGCTTTCGCCCGGTTCAATTTCAGGGTTAGTTAGGGTTTGAACTACTGCATAATTGCTTATGAGTTGCGCAAAGATTATTTGGTAAACAGCCATGGGCGGTTAGGCCGCCTTTCGACTATGCGGTAGTGATCGCTTGAATACAGACAGGAATGTTTGCAAACGTGGCAATGTAACCGTAGAAGGTTACATTCCTACCGAGAAGCTCTGCGTCCTCATTGCTCATAATTCCTCTGATGTCCTCATAGAAGGAGAAAGCTGAGGTTGGTGAGCCTTTAGGAGTATGAGCCACAATCATTGTGCCGGAAGCAAAGTTGTTGCTAACTACGACTTCAAGGCCGAGTGGGTTCATGCTGTTGTAGTTCAAACCAGTTGAACCGCCAAGGCCGTTAGTGACGATGTTGTTGTTAGCGCCGACATAACCAAACAAAGGACGCTTATCAACGTCTAATTGACGGCCCAATTTTTCCCATACGTTAGGCGCGCAGTAAATGTGGGTTGGGAAGTAGTTAGTGTCCTCAGCCATTTCTCGAGCGGCGTCGTACAAAGCGTCAACCAGTGAGGTTGGGTCAGTCTGTGCGAAAGTCCATGTGCTACCAGACGCTGTTGCAGCTGTCACTAAAGCGTCAGAGCAAACGTCGTCGGTGCGGATCATGTATTCGCCAGTGAGATCGTTAATGATCGTTTGCAACGCTGGGATTGCTGTCATGTCAATGTCCTGTTGCGAAATGAAAACGCCGCCAGCTTGAGTAGATTTTGTGACGGTGTTAGCGCTTAAAGTCATTTTGGTTGACGAAACAGCAGAGCCTTCAGTTTGTGTGGAAACTGAGGTGTGTTGCGAAATTTTTGTGCGAGTGAACGTCTTTGAAGGGGTGGACGGCATTGCCGATACGCCCAGCGCTGTGACCGTAGGGCGCATAAAGTTTAGGTCTTGGATGACAGGCCCGAGCAGTCTCTGCTCTAACAATCCAGCGGTGTCCGTCGTCAAGTCCTGAGCCAAAGCAAACTCGTAAGCCGATGACTTTTCAAGCAAATTTTCTTTAAAGGCACGGTTAACTCGTACCCAAGTGTCGCCGCCCTGGTGCATAGCCGCCATGTACTCGGCTGCCGAAGGCATAGCAAAACCTCTTTTAGGTTGAGCAAAAATTGGTGTGGTAGGAATTGTGGCCTCAGGTGCGGCAGCTGCTTGAATTTCCATTGGGGTTTCGTCCTTTTCGGTTTCGGTTTCAGGTTCTGTAACTTCTTCTTCGGCTTCTTCGTC